GAAAATGTTCGCACAACCAATCCTCGACCAATTTCTTATCGTAAGTCATAAAATCACCTCTTTCTTGCTTCTGGTCAAAAACCCACTTTTATTCGCCTATTACTATATATTTTTAAACTTTCTATCATAATAGTTTAGTATTAAAAGTGGGAAAGTGGGCAGAAAGCCCGCAAACCCGCATAAATACTGGGTTTTTGCTGGTCAAATCCGGGTTTTTGAAAGTGGGCAAAACCGGGCAAATGGCCAGAAATTTGACCAAAATTCATAAATTTTCTCCAAATTGACACCAATTTTTCAGTTCTGGTCAAAAATATCCGGGATTTGGTCAAATCCTAAAACCAAAAAGTGGGCAGAAAAATGACCTGTTACTACAAAGATTTTTAACCTAGATTAGCTGAAATCGGTCAGAAATTCCGTCTCTGATAGGGCAAATTGCGCTTCACAACAGGCTTATAATTGTACGTAGACATCTTAGAATCCGGCACACGCCTTACAGATTTAAGCTTCCGACCGGTGCGAATTTTACGATTCCCTTCCTCAGAAGCATACATACGCCAGAAGGCTTCACTCAAATCTTTAGCCAGTTTCTCCATCGGCTCCAAAACTTTGTTCCACGCCTCTGCCAAAGTTTCGCACGCTTTCTGTAATTCTTCCATAGTCATCATAAACTCTCCTTTACGTCATAAACGCGGTTTAATGATACTTTGGTGATTTTGCCGTCCTTTTGAACCATTGCATAGTCACCGCTCCAAAATCCAGTTCCGACCTGCAATAATTCATAAGTATCGGTATTCGATTTACATCTACTGCAATCATCAACCACGTTGAACATTTCCTGAGTAGCTATACAAGCAGAACAGGTTGAATAGTTGGGTCTCACCTTGCAGATTTTCATCTCGCCTACCTCCAAACCTTTCCAGTTCTTTTATCCTTCAATACAACTCGTCCCTCGATATGGAAATCCGCCAATTCGCAAAGTGAAAACAGGGTATTCAGTAACTGATGAAATCTCATGTCATCCTTGTCCTGTTCCTGCTCCACGTTCTTAATCGCATTGTAAGCGGTCGGATCATTGTAACCCTCTGCATTTTTTCTGTCGTCCTTAGCTGTCATCTCTACCTCCCCATCTCATAGAATCGTCCATCCACATTGCAGCATTCATAACAGACAGAACTATATATCCGCCGAAAATAAGAATAGCTGTCAGAACGATAATTCCTAAAATTAAATATTCCATTTACTTGCCCTCCACTTCTTCTAATCGCACACCGCCGTACACCCATAGATCCTCTTTGAGCTTGTCTATATCCAACTCATCGTTTTGCCACTTTTCATAATATTCGAGAACATACTCTGTAAACTCTGGAATCCGCTTTGCATATGACTTCGGCCAATAATGATCCATCAACACTTCAAGCGGCAGAGTAAGCAGAAGAATCATCGCCTGATTGATAGCATCATTTGTAGCCTCCTGCTTAACTCTATCCAGTTCACCAGATATCTTTTCTCGAACCAGGGCATCTAACTGAGCTCTTGTCAGATTGTATGTAGCGGTCTTAGCTTTCTGCTCACACTTCTGTGCTCTTCTCCTTTCAGCCCGGCCCATACCGCCGCCTCCTTAATCCATAATGCAGTTTTCTCTTGATGCGAAGAGCAAAATACCTACCATCAAGGCAAATAAAAAGAACGTTGCATCCCACTCAATCGGGATTGTCAACGCTCCAAGTACGATAAATATAATTCCGTATATCTTATTCTTAATCAAGTCTCTTCTCAACATTGCGCTTCTCCTCTTTTGATTTTGCGATACCAGCTGCTACATCATCCATTTTCATTGTGGCTCCGGCTTCTCTGAACCGTCCGTATGCTCTTGCTGTAGCACAGTGTTCGATACACTTCATAACCCTGTCGATCAATGCGTACAAGCATACGTAGCCGATAAGAAACATGATAATAATCTGAATAACTGTAAAATGCATAAATTTAATCCTCCTCATCCGTAACATAAACGACGACGGTATTCTCAATATTTTCATCGTTTTCAATACCTGTGACTGTCATATTCAGAATTTCTTCTGATAAGCTTCCGACCATAAAATCATTTCTGAGTAAACAGATTTCCTCATCCTGGTCTTTTATGATTTGAGCATCATTCCACTGAATAAGTGGCAGAATATCTCGTACTTTAACCATTACTATCACCCCCAATATTTTTATATTCCGTATAAACATGATTTTGGCAGTAATATAGATTGTAGTCATTCTGCTCTATATACCACCACAACTTTTTATGACCGGCTTTCAAATAGTCATGGCAGTAGTATGTTTCTCGATAATGATTATCCACCATTTGACGAAAACTTAATTCGTCGATATCCTCCGAATTGGCGCAGAACACAGCGATACGATTTATCATATCTTCGGTAAAATCCTCGGTAACTACAAATACAATTCTGACGATAGAACAGTTTTCACGTTTAATGCTATATATTTGCTCTAAACTATGTAAGTGATAAACAACCCTGTCAAAATGACTATAAGATACTCCTTGAACGGCGTGTAAGCTAGTATGCAATTCCGTATTCACATGAGCTGCATCTACGATTTCAAAGAATTTCTCGTACCAATCTTTGTGTTGCTCATACTTCCATAGAGGATCTCCTCCGCCAGATAAAGAGACCCAATTACAACGGTTTTTCACAATTTCCGAAAACAGATTATTCAACCCATGAATTGTAGTTTTGGGAATATTCAGATGATTATTCTTAACGATGCAATACGGGCAGGAATAATGGCAACCAAAATTTGTTATCACACTGAGGTATTTATCGTTCATCTTTTACCTCCAGTAATCAACTCCGAATACGGAAGCTCTTCAATCCATTTGCAGAAGTTCCGCCACTCGTCCAGTTTGTGATCCTTACGGGATTTATAGATGTTTGCCAGAACTTCATAATTCATCATGACATTTCTGGTCTGGTTATAACTACTTGGAAGGAGCTGGATCATCTGCCACCAGATTTCTTTATCGTTTTTTCCGTAACATTTTTGGTTACCGTTTTCATATGATAATATTCCGCCATTCAAATATACGTCCCTAAACACATTTAAAGCATCTATAGTCTCTTTTAATACATCTGTAGACTGCCTGATATGAATATGCTCGCAACTGAAATCATCCATCGTGAATTCCTTAGCCTGGATTTTATGCATGGTACTACAGCTGTTAGCAACTGTGCCAACCTTATAAGTATCAAATTCCTTCCACCAATATAAAGGTGCTGTGATTCGTACGTACACCGGCAGCATTCTCATAAACTTTCTATGGTCTGTTCCAGCGTTGGATAATCGCTGCATGAGTGAGTGATCATTTTCTCCTAAACAGTAGTCGTTTTTATGTTCACATTCCATACAAAACGCCCCATCTTGTCTACAGGTACGGCTATCGCTCTTCTCCCATGAGTTCATCGGGTTTCTCATGCCTTCAATAATAAATTTCATCTGTTCCGGACTAGCCAGAACCACATGCTCTAATTTAATCATTTTTATTCTCCTTTCAGAATATCCAGACCCCCACCAATCTGGATTATTATGCTCCTGTGTTCAGCATATCCCACTTTTTAATTACTCTTCCTTCTCGTAAGGAATCTGAATCACATCTCCGCCAGGAACTGTAACGGACTGCATAAGCTGACCGGTTTCTTCATCGAAGTAAATGTTATCCATTGCGTGATCCCACTCTTCGAACTGCTCAGCAATGTTTCTGCCTTTCTCTTTTCGCATGTTAATAAGTTCGTCATGAACCACACGTCTCCAGGATCTTGCAATTTCCATACGGCTCTGAGCAAGGATGTTGTACAGTCCATTCTCAGTCACAAAGTTGACGGAACGTCTCTGACCTGCTACTACCAAAGGTAGTTTCAGCTTTTCGTCCTCTTCACACATTTCGAGCATTCTCCACTCGTTGCCGCTACTGTAGCCGATAGCGTGGCTAATATCTTTTGCCTTAAACAGCGGAGCGTCCAGGTCTCCGTATACATTAAGGCGTTTCCCTCCAAATGAAATACTTCCGGCAATTTTAATCTCTTTACTCATCTCTGTTTGTTCCTTTCTCTTTGTAATTTAACATCCATAGCTTTCTGCAACTCTTCTGGTGTAATATTAAAAATGGACTTAAGGAATTCCAGGCAAATATAAGCATCTGCCATCTCTTCCAAAAGTCCAATTCTATTATCATACCCTCGAATCTGTTTACTGATTGCTTGCGTAAGTTCTGCGAATTCCTCCATAGCAATCGTACACTTTAATTTCCACGGCTGACTCTCAACGCTTCTTCTGATAATTCTTCGCCGCTCTTTATCCGATAGCCCAATATTGCTGTTCATAGCCTGGATAAATCTATTTCGATTCATTGGTGCCATCACCGCCTTTTTATTACATTGGTTGTAAAACCAGCAGCACGTAATCTTGCATCCATATCAAGAATGTCATCAACATAAATACGTTCTTGCTTACCCATACAACGCCTTCTTTTTAATTCATCGAATGTAACTGTATCACCATCACCAAGAAGTGCTTTTAGATTTATAGTAAATGATTTACCAACGCCTCTGCCAATTGGAAAAGCATTAAGCTCACCTCTTAAATACTTCTTTTGCCAATCATACAATTCAAATCCAAACGCTTCTTTAATTCTCTTAAAATCGCTAGATAATAAATCATCCCATTGAACTTTCATTTTTCTTTTTACATATTCAGCCTCATCGATTTCAGCAAAGCCGTTCGGAGCTTCTTTAAAATATCTGTTAATTGCTACCTTGTCCATGGACGGAGTGATTACGTATAGAATTCCGACGGTATCATAATCACCTTTCGCCGGATCTACAAGGAAATCCTCCGTATAAATCTTAAAGGCTCTATCAGCCGGCATA